ATGTCTAAACAAGATTTAATAGCAAATCAAATAGTAGAAATTTTAAAGTCAAACAATAAACCCGCCTATAAAATATATTTTAAGCAGGCGGGTGAAGTTGTTATTGACTTTTCAAAAGATATATCATTTATATTTGTAGATTTTATTGACACGGAAAACAGATCAAGAAACGAAATAGCCACTATACGGCTCTTAGAGAGAATAAAAAAAGGCATTACAAATGAAGATCTAACCAAAATATTAAATATCATCACAAATGAATTCGTGAGCAAAATCAGAAAGGACAAAATAAAATCACTCGCTGATGGTTTAGGAAAAGCAACGGGTAAATTTGTCATCAGCACTGCTATTCTTAATGATTTATCTACTATTTTCTCCAAAAGACTCGTGAGCAAATTTCTTGTTGGTTCTTTGTTTTCAACAATTTATTCAATAGGTGGAGCTAGGTCTCGAGCAATTTATGGCTCTGATGCGTTAAGGGAGAAAACACCTGATATATATACTAAGTTAAGAAGTTCTGGTGATTTGGATTTGTTTTATTTTTTGGTGGGTAGCTATGCCAGCCCATTTATTGAGGCTATGATAATGAAAGATAAAAATCCCGCCGCGTGGGACGAGATTATCATGAAGATAATAATTGGTCTTGAAAGATAATAATTAAATTTTATCCTTTAACTTAAAGGTTGTTTTTATTGAAAAGTAGAAGCAACCTAATCCAAACATAAGAATAAGTAAGTGACCAACAACATAGCTATAGTTAAATGGAGATAACCCACCGTCATTATATATGTCAATGATGGTTGTAAAAAAGCTGAACACAACAAAGGTAATAAAAAAAAACAGACAAAATGATAATGACGCCATTGTGTAAAAAAGAAATTTATTAGTATTCATTATTAGTTCCATTAATTAAAAAATCCCGAATTATATTTATAATAACCAACATTAACCCAAAATGCTATAGCGATTCTGTATGCACTCACAGTAGGGATAACCTTCATGGGCTATCAGTTTGAGTTAGCAATAATTTATGGTAACTCAAACTGATGTTGAACTACTGGTTATCGATTTTTTGAAAAAAGAGCATTCCCTCATAGCGACGATTATCTTCAAGAGGATCCTTGTTGAAGTCGATTCTGTTTTGCTAAGTAATTTTGGCTTTGAGGACATAAGTGATGCCACAGCCACCTGTTTAAAAGCATTTAACGTTAACTATGATAACTTCTATTGGAGTAATTATTTTCCTTGGAAAGAAAAAGGATTCTTTTCTTTTAAGGAACCAGTCCAAGACAAAACACCACTGACAATAAAAATGTTTACAGAATCTGCCAAAGCAGGCCGCTGGCTATATGATTAAAATAGACCGGGCCGTTAAACCCGGTTTTATATTTTATGACACTGGTGCAACAGGCCATTCAATTTCAGGGGCTGTCGATATATCTAATTGTTTTAAAGATATGACGTAACCTTTCAGGTTAATCAAGCGTGCTGTGCCAGCATCATCAATAATCCCCAGCATCAAGTCAGTTTGAGCGCAGTAAGTTCGTCCTGAACTAGCCAAATTCGGTGTCTGCGCTCCCGTTCGGCTTCGGCCACCTGCATTTCTTGTAGCCAGTCTGGGCTTACCGCGATCCAGATAGCCTGACAAAGAAATTTATAACAGCGAGAAAAGGAACAGATTTTCGTTTTGATGAAAGCCCACCAACCTTTCATGAGATCAGAAGTTTGTCTGGACGGCTGTATGAAAAGGAAAAAGGTAAGGAATTTGCGATGAAACTGCTGGGGCATAAATCGGAGAGAATGACAGATAAGTATCTTGATACCAGAGGGAAAGAATACGTGATGCTATAAAAGACCGAATACGATTCCCAGAGACTGTAATTTAAATTGTGTAATTGCCTGTTTTTGATATGTTCACTCCAACAATGGAGAGAGGTGCATTATGGACGAAAAGAAGCTTAAGGCACTCGCCTGCTGTACCGTACATCCGCCTTGGCCGTACAGCAGTTCTTTGTCAGGCTATCTGGATCGCGGTAAGCCCAGACTGGCTACAAGAAATGCAGGTGGCCGAAGCCGAACGGGAGCGCCTGCTGTACGGCCAAGGCGGATGTACGGTACAGCAGTATCTTGATACCAGAGGGAAAGAATACGTGATGCTATAAAAGACCGAATACGATTCCCAGAGACTGTAATTTAAATTGTGTAATTGCCTGTTTTTGATATGTTCACTCCAACAATGGAGAGAGGTGCATTATGGACGAAAAGAAGCTTAAGGCACTCGCCTGCTGTACCGTACATCCGCCTTGGCCGTACAGCAGTTCTTTGTCAGGCTATCTGGATCGCGGTAAGCCCAGACTGGCTACAAGAAATGCAGGTGGCCGAAGCCGAACGGGAGCGCCTGCTGTACGGCCAAGGCGGATGTACGGTACAGCAGTATCTTGATACCAGAGGGAAAGAATACGTGATGCTATAAAAGACCGAATACGATTCCCAGAGACTGTAATTTAAATTGTGTAATTGCCTGTTTTTGATATGTTCACTCCAACAATGGAGAGAGGTGCATTATGGACGAAAAGAAGCTTAAGGCACTCGCCTGCTGTACCGTACATCCGCCTTGGCCGTACAGCAGTTCTTTGTCAGGCTATCTGGATCGCGGTAAGCCCAGACTGGCTACAAGAAATGCAGGTGGCCGAAGCCGAACGGGAGCGCCTGCTGTACGGCCAAGGCGGATGTACGGTACAGCAGTATCTTGATACCAGAGGGAAAGAATACGTGATGCTATAAAAGACCGAATACGATTCCCAGAGACTGTAATTTAAATTGTGTAATTGCCTGTTTTTGATATGTTCACTCCAACAATGGAGAGAGGTGCATTATGGACGAAAAGAAGCTTAAGGCACTCGCCTGCTGTACCGTACATCCGCCTTGGCCGTACAGCAGTTCTTTGTCAGGCTATCTGGATCGCGGTAAGCCCAGACTGGCTACAAGAAATGCAGGTGGCCGAAGCCGAACGGGAGCGCCTGCTGTACGGCCAAGGCGGATGTACGGTACAGCAGTATCTTGATACCAGAGGGAAAGAATACGTGATGCTATAAAAGACCGAATACGATTCCCAGAGACTGTAATTTAAATTGTGTAATTGCCTGTTTTTGATATGTTCACTCCAACAATGGAGAGAGGTGCATTATGGACGAAAAGAAGCTTAAGGCACTCGCCTGCTGTACCGTACATCCGCCTTGGCCGTACAGCAGTTCTTTGTCAGGCTATCTGGATCGCGGTAAGCCCAGACTGGCTACAAGAAATGCAGGTGGCCGAAGCCGAACGGGAGCGCCTGCTGTACGGCCAAGGCGGATGTACGGTACAGCAGATATTATAAATTCCATTTTAAATCAATTAGATACCATTACCCCCTTTAATAAAACCCCTCGTTTTACCTTGTTATGCCATCCTTTAAATTCATATAGTTATCAATTAATCCGGAACCATTCGTAAAAATTTCGGGCTATAAATCCAATAATTTTTTGATGAACACTTATCTTTGACAAAGATTTTTTAAGCTCATAACCAACACTAAAAACCGCATTTTACTCTTCAGTAAAATATAGCTTAATGGCAGTATTTACTGATTATATAAGTGAGGATAATGCAAAAGATATCAGCACATCATACCAATATGCTGATATCGTAACCTATGGTATTTTTAACTGATTAGAAGTTGTACTTAACTCCTAACATCACCGCAGTATCGCTGTAGCCTTTATTACCAATTTGTTGACCAACATTGCCCCACAGATTGACCTGCTTATTGATTTGCCCTTCTACACCGGCTTTCAGTTCACCAATATTGGCTGCACCATCTTGCTTAATGGTTACGCCGTTCATAGTAGTACCAAAATCATTGGTGTTATGAATCCAGTTGGCTTCAACAAAAGGCTGGAATACCTGCTGTACCGTACATCCGCCTTGGCCGTACAGCAGGATGAAAAATACCCACAAATCAGCAAAAGCTGGCGTGCGCATTGGGAAAATCTCAATACATTTTTTGGCTATCCGCTGCTGTACCGTACATCCGCCTTGGCCGTACAGCAGGATGAAAAATACCCACAAATCAGCAAAAGCTGGCGTGCGCATTGGGAAAATCTCAATACATTTTTTGGCTATCCGCTGCTGTACCGTACATCCGCCTTGGCCGTACAGCAGGATGAAAAATACCCACAAATCAGCAAAAGCTGGCGTGCGCATTGGGAAAATCTCAATACATTTTTTGGCTATCCGCTGCTGTACCGTACATCCGCCTTGGCCGTACAGCAGGATGAAAAATACCCACAAATCAGCAAAAGCTGGCGTGCGCATTGGGAAAATCTCAATACATTTTTTGGCTATCCGCTGCTGTACCGTACATCCGCCTTGGCCGTACAGCAGGATGAAAAATACCCACAAATCAGCAAAAGCTGGCGTGCGCATTGGGAAAATCTCAATACATTTTTTGGCTATCCGCTGCTGTACCGTACATCCGCCTTGGCCGTACAGCAGGATGAAAAATACCCACAAATCAGCAAAAGCTGGCGTGCGCATTGGGAAAATCTCAATACATTTTTTGGCTATCCGCTGCTGTACCGTACATCCGCCTTGGCCGTACAGCAGGATGAAAAATACCCACAAATCAGCAAAAGCTGGCGTGCGCATTGGGAAAATCTCAATACATTTTTTGGCTATCCGCTGCTGTACCGTACATCCGCCTTGGCCGTACAGCAGGATGAAAAATACCCACAAATCAGCAAAAGCTGGCGTGCGCATTGGGAAAATCTCAATACATTTTTTGGCTATCCGCTGCTGTACCGTACATCCGCCTTGGCCGTACAGCAGGATGAAAAATACCCACAAATCAGCAAAAGCTGGCGTGCGCATTGGGAAAATCTCAATACATTTTTTGGCTATCCGCTGCTGTACCGTACATCCGCCTTGGCCGTACAGCAGGATGAAAAATACCCACAAATCAGCAAAAGCTGGCGTGCGCATTGGGAAAATCTCAATACATTTTTTGGCTATCCGCTGCTGTACCGTACATCCGCCTTGGCCGTACAGCAGGATGAAAAATACCCACAAATCAGCAAAAGCTGGCGTGCGCATTGGGAAAATCTCAATACATTTTTTGGCTATCCGCTGCTGTACCGTACATCCGCCTTGGCCGTACAGCAGGATGAAAAATACCCACAAATCAGCAAAAGCTGGCGTGCGCATTGGGAAAATCTCAATACATTTTTTGGCTATCCGCTGCTGTACCGTACATCCGCCTTGGCCGTACAGCAGATCGCTGAACAGCGTTATCCGGGCAGCAATAAAGAGACGCAAAGTGTTCCCAACAGACGACTCGGTGCGCAAGGTGATATATTTAGCGATACAATCCGCGTCGAAAAAGTGGAGTATGCCGATCCAAAACTGGCGGTTGGCGATGAGCCGTTTTATTATCGAGTTCGGCTGCTGTACGGCCAAGGCGGATGTACGGTACAGCAGCAATTACACAATTTAAATTACAGTCTCTGGAATACCCGGTCTTTCCCTTTGTCCTGCTCACTGTAACCGTTCATAAAGGCTTTTACCCCCAGACGGGTTTGAATATTTCCATCCCCTTCGCCGGATACACGGGTACCGTTAACTTCTTTATGGTCATCAGCCTTGACACCCATCCAAGTCACCTGGGCTTTCGGTTGGATAAAGTAAGTCGCATTTTTAGCCGCGTTCTCACCTACTTTAAAGGTATAACCGCTCTCAAGAGAAGCTGTCCACCCTTTAGATTTATACTCTTCAGTATTCAATCCTTGGCCATCAACGGTGTTATTGAACCAGCTATATTGCGCCCAGCTATCCACATACAAGCCAGATTTATCGGTTTCATTAGCATACCAAGTACCATAGACACCCGTGCTATAGCCATCAACAGAGGCCCGGGCGCTGTAACCTGATAGACTCGCTCCTGTTCGGCTCTTGCTATTTGCATAACCGCCCATCACACCAAGATGGAAACGGTCCTGCCCGCCATGACTCCACTGAGCAATATCGCCGCCCAATTGCACTACATACCGGTTAGCTTTCGTACTTAACTGGCCCAACGTATCACGGGAGCGATTATGGCCTCCAGCATTACGCAGCCACAGACTTGTCACTTTCTGTTCTCCGGTTAATGCATCGATATATTGTGTTTCACCCAAACGGTCATGCAGACTCATGGTGAACATGTTGTTCGCTGCAGCCAGGTTCGCTGCATAACCACTGGCTTCCGGACGTTCGGCCATTAATGAGGGGTCTACTGGGACAGTAGGATCAACCGGAGCAGTCACCGCATCACTACTCAAATACCAATTGGTCGCATTTGTTCCCACGCCGCGGGCCAGAGAGTAATCATACGCCCCCGCAACAATACGGCCTAACTGAGTAAAATTCCCATCCGATACTCCTCCCACTGTAATCAGCTCAATGCCGTTCAGTGTCTCTGCACCACTACCGCCGATATTATTTATCTGAACAAAGGTATTACCCGATGTATTACCACCGATAATCAATTTATCGGTAACAGAGTTGTCATCCCCTAGAACTGAGTTCATATTGAGCAGGCCATTGATGCCGATATAATCGCCAGTAATGCTTAAGGTGCTACCGCCAGTACCACCGAAGGTAACGTTACCACCGTTCTTGAGCGATTTAAGGGTCTGATTATAGCCATTCAAATCTAAGGTGCTGTCCGTCTGGGTAATATAATCAGAGTTCGCGCTAAGCACATTGTCCGCACTGGCTTTTATGACACCTCCATTGACATTGGTGGTTCCTGAATAGGTGCTAGCAGTAGCGAAATTTAGGATGTGCGGGCTATTCAGCGTCAAGCCGCCAGTTCCGCTGAGGTAGAAGCTCAGCGTATAATCTTCACTGCGTTGAAAAATCAACTCACCATTATTCTGAATAGAACCATCAACAGCGATGATGGTCCCCAGGTCGTTGACCGTAGTTTGGCCCGTTAGTATTCCCCCAGATTTCATGTATACGGCGCTGTTGTTGTTTAGGGTGGTGGTGTTGGCGATTCCGCCATCGCTGATGTCTTGCCTCCCTTTATCATTAAGGATGGTATTATTGGATATCCCGCCATTCATGACATTCTGATATCCTTCGTCATTGACGATGATATCGTTGGCTATACCGCCATCGCTGATGTCTTGCCTCCCTTTATCATTAAGGATGGTATTATTGGATATCCCGCCACTCATGACATTCTGATATCCTTCGTCATTGACGATGATATCGTTGGCTATACCGCCATCGTCGATGTATTGCTTCCCCTTATCATTAAGGATGGTATTATTGGATATACCACCACTCAGGACATGCTGATAAATTTCGCTATTAATGGTAGTATTGTTTGCAATACCACCACTATAGATATGCTGAGCCCCAAACTCATTAAGGGTCGTATTTTCGGCGACGCCACCACTATAGATATGTTGAGCGCCAATACCATTAATGGCGGTGCCATTGGCAAGGCCACCACTATAGATATTTTGAATGCCTCCAGAATTAATGGTGGTATCGTTGGCGATTCCTCCGTCTCGTACGTTTTGAGTGCCAGACGATAGCGTTTCTCCCGTCACGGTTACCCCAATCACCTCCGGGGTAAAAGCAGATACGGAGGCACTTCCCACTACACTGCAAATAAGCAGCGTTGTAGTGGTCAAGCAAAACTGGCCACGGCTTTAGAGTTTTTCCAGAACAATCGCTCTGATTCATTTGGCGTCAAACCACCATTATATTGATGAGGTCTGAGCTGGCTGTAATATCCCGTTATGTAATTCGTTATCGCTGTCCTGGCTTCGCTAAAATTAGCGTATCCATTATCCGGTACCCACTCCGTTTTCAGACTTCTAAAAAAACGTTCCATGGGGCTGTTATCCCAGCAATTCCCTCTGCGACTCAGGCTTTGCTTTATCTGATATCGCCACAATAACTGTCTGAAATTCCTGCTGGTATAGTGGCTGCCTTGATCCGAGTGATACAGCAAATTAGCGGGCTTTCCTCGCGCTTCCCAGGCCATGGACAGCGCTCTACCTGTCAGTGCAGAGTCCGGGAAAAATGACATCGCCCAGCCAACTGGTTTACGGGAAAACAAATCAAGCACAACGGCTAAATAAGCCCAGCGTTTACCCGCCCAGATATAAGTCACATCACCGCACCAGACCTGATTAGGCTCTGTTACTGCAAACTGGCGTTCCAGATAATTGGGGATTTCTACGTGTTCCTTAGACGCCTTTTTATATCGATGACCAGGCTGCTGACAACTGATGAGATTAAGTTCTTTCATTAGCTTTGTTGCCCGCCAGCGGCTCAGTTTTACACCTTTGGTAGTGACCATCGCGGCAATATTACGTGCACCTGCGGAGCCATTACTTTCGCGATAGCTTTCACGAACAAGACTGAGTAATGCCACGCGTGCGGCATCAGGCTTCTTTGGCTGCCGCCAGTATTTATAGCTGCTGCGATGAACCCCAAACACGTTGCACACAACGGCAACAGGAAACCGCGCCCTGAGTTTCTCAACTAATGAGAACTGTTCAGGGAGTCTGACATCAAGAGCGCGGTAGCCTTTTTTAATATATCTCTTTCCATTTCAACACGTTGAAGTCTTTTCTTCAGCTCGCGTATTTCAATCTGCTCAGGTGTCATGGGTGACGCTACGGGTGATTTCCCTCCTCGTTCTTCTTTCAACTGCCGAACCCACTTATCCATCGTGGATTTACCGACATTCATTGCCGTGGCAGCGGCGGCAACGGTGTAATGCTGATCGAGTACAAGCTGGGCAGCTTCGAGGCGAAACTCGGGGCTAAAGTTGCGTTTGTTACGTCCGGTCATAATGTCACCTGTTTTGACTATGAGGCGATGATATCACCTCTATTCAGGTGGCCAAATTAACTATGCCACTACAATTAGCCATCCGTGTTAAAAACAAGAGGTCGTTATCTCTCGCTTTATGCGAAATTACGTTTTGAGTTTTAGTTTCCTGACTTTCTTCTTTGTTTTCCATTCGATCCCCTTGATAACCAGACCTATATCCTGTGTATAGGCTTACCTTTATATGTGGGTATTTAACTGAATAACAAGTGGGTTCGATTGTTAATTTTTACTCCCGGCTCTCTGCCGCCAGTCGATAACCTCATCAAGCCGGCCTTTGCAGATACGCAGCTCTCGCTTTAACTCCATCGCGTACAACCCGCCATCCCCCCATGTAATGCCGGTGAACTCTGGGATTTCGCAGGGAATAAGTGCAGACTCTGCGGGCAATAATAAAACGGGTTCGGTAACAAGTGGTTTAACGGGCTTATTCGCGCATGACGCTAATGACATCACCAGACATAGGCTTGATAGCACAATCATCACTCGCCGCTGCTGCTTTAAACCGTGCAACCTGTAATTCACTTTCATTGCGTAGTTTCCTTTCGTTCTCTAACTGGCGGGCGGTGGCTGCTCGGTTGGCGGCTTCATTCACCTGGTATGCATCGATAATGTTGCCGAGGGCTGTGTTTGTGGCTTGCTCATCACTCAGCGCTTTTTCTGCTTTTTGGATATCATTTGAGAGGCGATAACTGTTAAAGAACAGAGCCGACACAATAACCACCAGCACAGCAATGACTAATCCAATGGCCTTATTCATCCAGCCCCCAGCAGGTCAGTTCGCTTTCTTGCGCACGGCGTTCTATCTGCCCGTAACAGTTATTTGAGCGAATATTGCAATCCTTACCGCCGTCATATACCCAGCGTTTGATCTCAGCGCATGCACCTCTACGGTCACCAGCATTGAGTTTTTTATAGAACGTGGAGGTGAAACATTTACTCGGGCCGATGTTATAGGGACAAAACGACGCGATACCGGCAATCTGTGGTTCAGTCAGCGGTACCCGAATATTTTTCTTTACCCAGCTTATGGCCTTGTCAGCCTCCAGCTTATTTACCGCAGCGCATTTCTCCGCTGATAATTTCATCCCTTTCACTACCGGGTTACCATCGACTTGAGTTGCACCCCGGCAAACAGTCCAAATCCCCTTTCCATCGGGATAAGCCACCAGCCGGTTACCCTCTTTCTCATCCAAAAGCTGATCAAGAATTATGGTGGCTGGCGCTGCGGCTATAACCAGAGCCAGGACAGCCGCGCTTAATTTGCTTTTTGTCGAGGCCATCACTCACCATCCGGTTTATAGCCGTGGCGACGATCCCAAATCTTGACGCCAGCATTAAGCATGAATGTCAGGGCCATAAAAAACAAAGAGCCAAGTACGCCGATAACTGTCCACTCATCAGGGGTGAATCCAGCAATCAGCTCTTTAACCCAGAAAATAAAACTACCACCGGACACGGTATAGGAGACCGCTGTTGTTATATTGCTCATTTTCATAGTCTCCCCCTCCCAGATGGGTTGGGTGTGAAGCAAAAAGAAAATGCGCCACAATCACATGATAATCATAGTTATTGCAGATTATTTGGGCGCAAAAACGACAAAACCCCGCCAAAAGCGAGGTTTTTTTGATTGTGTAAGCTACGTGACTAAGTAACCACTCTTATCAGAATACAAACATTTTTGCGTACGCGTTAATAATTTATTCACTATTAAACCAATAAAATTGACTTATGTTTTACTAACACCACACCACATCCAACTGAACAAAAAATAACCACCAATCTATGTAATTTTATTATGAAAAATATCCTTGATATTCGGATGCTTTACCCCCATATAAGTAAAGCTGGCCTACCCGCAGCAACAGACGGTTAATGTGGCTTCCTTCATATCCCATTCAGGAAAAAGGATAAAGGATATGAAAAAGCCGCTAAAAAATTCTGGCTCACTCAAAGGAAAACGTGCAAGACGTCCAAATAATGACAAGAAAATAGCTAAGGACACAGTAGATAAACAAGAATCGCACTTCTTCAAGAAAGCTGGCGATTTTTTTTAGATTTACATACTGGCTCCTGCGTTTGTATCGACTCATTACTGGACATAGTTGGTGGTGATACGGCATCCATCATCAACCTGCATGTAGGGAGGTATTTAACGGGAAAAACAAAAATATAATGCACTGATATTATTATGTATTTTTAGCTTAGGAGTAAAACATGAAATCAACTACTAAGAAAAAACACGACTTAACCTCTCATTAATCGCTGTGACATTGGAGGAAGCGCCACATCCTCCCAATTAGACTCATTTCGCTGAAGCAGCCGCTAAATGAGTTAGGGTAGTATTTTAGGCCAGGAACCTATGAACAATTCACTACTGGTAACTAAAAGAGACGGAACCAAGGAGCGCATCAATCTCGATAAAATTCATCGAGTTATTGAATGGGCTGCTGAAGGTTTACACGATGTCTCTGTATCCCAAAAGGAATTGCGCTCTCATATTCAGTTTTATGACGACATTGCAATTTCAGATGAGTCTATTAATGAGGTCATAATTTCCTCAGCATTTAGACTCATGGGAAACCAGCAGCGAATCAAAATAACGTCTTTTATTGGCAATGTTCATCAATTAGTGGATTCAAAATCACTAAATTTAGGCAAACAATCCGCAACTGTTCAGCCTGAAGGTCTTGTCCTATTCACACAACTGCTAAAAGTGTTGTGTAAGCTGGCCCGCTCCCCTCCATATGAGGTTAATATCCTTAACATTTATACCTGTTACAACTGAGCATCCAACATACATAACACCCCAAATATAAACCCCTGAGCCGTCTGCATTTCTTTTCTAATTGTCCCATCAGAGCACTTATGTCTTTTAGCTATCATGCGCAGCGAAACACCAAAGACATAGTGCAAAATCACCAGTTCATACTCTTCCGGTTTATACTTTTTCAGCCGTGCCACACAGCCATCAATCATAATGCCATCATCATCACAACACTGAGGCCGTGATTTATTGGTGTTCGGTAAGAGGCTTTTAAACCCAGCAGCAATAGGCTGCCAATCTACCTGGCTGTTATCACTGGCGGCCCAAGCTCCCCAAAGCTCTAAAAGATAATGAATATCTAGTGTTGGCTTTTGATGTTGCTGCATTGTGTTGTTTTTCACTTGGTTCATATCTTGCCTTCCTTTCTCAATGCCGCCTGCGTGCGCATAACACCCTCGGCGTGATATAGCCGTGCCGTGTCACCATCAATTAACCGGGTGCGGCGGTCGCATTCGTCATGGCATGCACTACAGCCCCACGCGGCCTGTTCATCAGAGGGTTTAATTCCGGTACCGCAGGTTCCTGCCAGCCGATAATGCGTAAGTACCACGGTTTCAGGGTTGCCATTGCATACACCCGGAATACGGATCTGACACTCACGGCCCCTAGCCTCTTTGCGTAAATTAGCCATGACACCCCCTAAGCCGCGTAGCTCATTAATTGACTGGCAGCGTTCTCCGCCTCGGATGGATGACTGAATGATTTACTGAGAATAAAAGTCCAGAGCACATTCAGTACTGATTTGTATAAATCGTTGAATTCCAGCTCGTCCATTTTCGCGAATGAAATAGAGCGAGGTTCGCGTAGCGTTGAGCCGTCCGGTAATTCGAACAGATCATAATGGCCGGATTCGACAGTTACCCAACGGCGAAAAGCATGGAATGATTTTGCGGTAGATAGATTAGCCGCTCTTTTACCGGCCACCAGCGCCAGATAATCATCAGCTATCTCATGAAGAATGCCCTCATTCCCCACATAGGAAATAAGTTGGCTTACATAACCGCGCAGGAATTTTAGTTCGAATGGTGATATCGCCCCGCCCTTTGGCTCCCAATATTCAAAGCCTAAGTTGAGCAACGAGAAGAATTTACGATGAAACGGTGCATTACGCACACGTTTAAATTCGCCAGTGACAATAGTCCCCAGCTTGGTATTTTTGACGAAATCCTCAGTATCCGGCGTAGCCGGTACCAAGATCCCACCTGTTGATTTGGTAAAACTATACTGTGCCATTTCCGCCCCCGGATGTATGGCACAGCAGCACGATATTTAGGTTATCGGGTGTTCAATCCGATATTTATATAATAACAGAGCCAATATAATAATTTTCAATAAATTTTAACTAACATCAATACCAGTAATATCTTTAATTTTCTTTTTAGCAAACCCTTCCGCAAGTGATTTAGTTACTGACATTAACGTTGATAATCCCTCATCTTTAAATCCGGTTTTGATCGTCTGCCAAACTTCTTTCTGCCTTAAATCAGCAATGAAATCATGGCCTCTGGCTGTTAGCCGAAGAGGCGTTTCAACCCAGTAGTAACTATTTCCTTGCAGGCTAGATAGCATTTCATGACCGAATCCAAAATTACCATCAACTCTTATAATCAGCCCATTATCATGAAGTAGACGCATATGGAAAATGAAATCATTATCGTCTTTAGAAAAACCTGCCTCTTCTAATTCAGGTAAAATAGTGTCGGGGCCTTCAGTATCTTCAAATGCAATAAGCAATTTTTTCAGGTAATCTTGATCTATCTTCATAAGTATCTCCGCATATTAAGTCTCACTATATCGTTAATTTTGTTTCATGCCATCCGAGAGTTTGCCAGCATTTACTTTCACCAATAAATGCACAGCCCTGTCTATCACCAGGAAGGGCATCGCCACACTTACCGCACTTTCGCCCTGCTTGCTCCTTGAGCAGTGCTTGTAACTCTGTATTATCTTTCCGGATCAGCATGGTTATGTATTCGTCCATGTCATATGGTTCACGCTGTGGCCGACGTAGGGCGCAGTTCTGACGTAGCATATCAACTTCTTGCCCATCGAGTTTCAGCTCAAACTTAACGATGCCATTAACAGCTTGGCGCATCCGTTGTGCCTGCTTACGTTCTGTCGCTGACTTAGCCATTATCATCACCCTCTGGCTTGGTTACTGCATTATATTTCCCCTGCCACTCCAAGCACTCCCGTTCATAATGCTTCGCTGTGCGCCGGTTTTTATTAGCTGATGCCACCAGCTCCGCTATGCGATCAGCAATGCTGTTTAGTACCTCACTTTCACGCGGTTCCACTCTCTCGGCTGCTGAACGAATTGCAGCAATCATGCCATCGGTTGATATATTCATTTGGTCTCGCCTCTGTGGTCTCTACGGTCACGCCAGTAATTTAAGCGCTGTTTAAAAAATTCCCGATAATGCACCGGTACCCGTTCAATCGCTTCCAGTACGTGGGCGCGGTGGGTTCTACGCTCGTACAGATTTTTGATTAAGCCGCTGGCTCTCAGATCAAGATTTAGCTTTTCTTGGTATTCCTGAGGCCAGAGGCAAATGTTGTACGGGAGTTCGGGCGGGAGATAATCCGATTGCCCGGCCATGGTTACGCCCTCGACTCCGCCGCCAGGCGTTTCATGATGTTGGGTTCGCTGGGGAGTGGCCCGGCTTTTACTTTGTTGAGTAGTTCCAGTCTTACCGAGGTATCTGCTTTAAGAATGTGCTCAACTCTATCCAGCGGCATTTTTAGCATGACTGAAATACGTTGCGGGGAACGACCAAGGCGCTGTAATTCATAAATACCGGTCATAACGCGGCGGCCATAGCTAATACGGTTACCGATTTTCACCATGGCACCATGTTCAATGACAGGTTCTGCCACCTTATCCAGCTTTGGTGCGGGAACATATGGGACACGCAGACGAGCGCGAGCTGCTTGATTGATACGATCTATTATTGCCGGGCCGTGGTCGCAGCCATCGTCAATAACCGGACGTTTTTCATTGATGTATTCATTGATTGTATGCATGGTCTTGCCTCTTTGGGTTAGTTCACACGCTGGTCAGGCGCGGTTAAAATTTAGGTGTTGAATAACTCTTTTCTTTGGCCGGTGGCCTTGATGCCTCTTTCGCTATTCGGCTGGCTTCCTTTGCCACCAGCTGATCCACCGGCAGAAAGTGGCCGTTTTTAAATTCCTGATAAACGGTGCCGGGCTCGCCAAATCGGTTTTTGGTTACAATGGCCTCGGCAAATCTGGCCGCCGGACTATCGGCGTTATAAACCGCTTCTCGATACAACATAATGATGCTGTCAGCGTCCTGCTCGATTGAACCGGAGTCCCTAAGATCGGAACTGATGGGCCTGCGGCTACCCGGTGGCCGTTCATCCACTTTTCGGGATAACTGGCTAAGGGCAAAAATCGGGGTATTTATCCGACCGGCCAGTGTTTTTAAGCCGCGTGAAATGATGCCGACTGATAGATCATTACGCTCCGCCTTGGGTTTGGTAATCAGGCCAAGATAATCAACCATCACCATTCTCAACTTGGGGTACCGGCGCTTGTGTGTTTCGGCGATAGCCCGTATCTGATCGATAGTCAGTTCGCTGGCATCAACAATCCAAATATCACGGCCATTCAATGCCTGTAGTGCGGAGTTAATACGCGCCCAGTCCTCGTCACATAAGGTTTTAGGGTCACGCAATTTTGACACCGGCAAATTACCGGCCCCGGCAACGGAACGCTCCACCATCTGTAGGGAAGCCATTTCCATACTGAATATCAGCGCCCCGCCGCCGTTCTGTGTGGCCCCCTCAACAATCTTCAACGCAAACTCGGTCTTACCCATCCCCGGACGCCCGGCGATAACCACCAAATCCTGCGGGTTAAAGCCACCGGTGATAGCATCCAGCTCGACAATGCCGCTTTGCAGGTTCATTGACTCAATTTCGCCATTCATGCGCTTATCCAGCATGTCCATATAGCCGGGCAATAAGTCATTTAGATGCACCGGGATAATGCCGCCGCTATCTGCCGTCATATCAATCAGTTGTGTTACCGCGCCCTGTATCACCTGATCGCGCTGTTCCTGATTGTTCGCCCCTCGGATGCCGTCAGCCGCGGTCTGAAATAATGCGGTCATGGTGCGGCTATACCAAATCTTACGGGCATAGGCGGCATAGCCTTTCAGGTTTGCCACGTTGCCCGGCATACGGACAATTTCAGATAGCGTAGCCAGACTACTACCGCCCAGCGCCTCACTGACGAACAGGACATCGATCATCCCTTTGGTCAGTGCCTGCTTTTTAATTTCCGCATAGGCAGAACGATAAATCCTGATGCTAAATGCCTCTTCCGGCAGAGTGGCAATAACCTCCAGCGCATCAGGGGTTGAGCCGCCATACAGCAGGCCGGATAGAATTGCCGCTTCTAACTCTTGAGGTTTCATAGCGCACCATCGCGCGTTTTTCTCAACACGTCCGGTTTCATCAAATAATCAAAATTGGCGCGCCAGTGGGAACCATCATCACCACCGAAATAAAACACCGGAGCCTGTTCGCGAAACGCCTCGAAATAGCCCTGAAACGCTTCAAGGTCTTTGGTTTTGAGGTATTGGAGTAATTCGCGGATAGCGTGCTTACGGTCTTGATCGATTTCAGCCAATGGCAAAACATCGCTGAACACACGGTTGTACGCAGCAATGACCGCATCGCAATCAATCCGCCCTGCAGACTCAGACCATGCGCGGGCATCGGCCAGATAACCATCGAACCGATTCACGCGGCAGATATTCGCAGGCTTGGCATACTTGCCGTTACGGGGTTTCCATGTGCTGACCACCCAATGGGTCACCAATTGCAAATCAACCAGCGCATAGGCTTTGCGTGATTTGGTTGTTGTCAGCAAGATTTCAAATGGCCCTGGGTCTTCACATCGGGTGTGAGTGAGTTGGTTGTAATACGCCAACGCCCTTTCAGCGTCAGCGAGAATATTTTCAGTTCCCCCTTGAGGGGTAAGGGGTGTATTGGGATCTATGACTGATTCAAAAGAGTGACTGGTTCTGGGTGCAGCATTTGCACCACTAACCGGTGCACCATTTACACCAGAGGGTGCAGGAGATTCACCATAGGGTGCAGCATTTGCACCAGCGGAATTTAAGCGCAGGTGATAAACATTTGAGCGATTTAAACCATTTTCAGATTTACGCTCTTCAATCCTAACCAACCCATTCTTTACCAGTTTTTGGATATGATTCTGTACCGAGCGTTCGGATATTTCACACTGTTCAGCAATGTAGGGAACCGATGGCCAGCACTCGCCCTGATCGTTGGCATTGTCGGCTAATTTTATCAGTACCAATTTACGTAACGGGTTGCCGACTTTGATACTCATGGCCTTAGCCATTAGATTCATGCTCATAGTCAGATCCCCAGCGCTGCGGCTATTTGCCGACAGGCAGACTGATAATCGTCGGGCGATAGATTCATCCCACGCAGGTCGGCTTTCTTCTGCTCGTACTGCTCCCACACGCTATAGGCGGCTACCTGACGCCCGGCAAAAATAGGGGCGATGTCAGCCATACTTGCCGGTTGGCCGTTAAGCCGGAATCCGTTGCGCCAGGTGATTTTGTCGATAGATGTAAGCATTGGTCTTGCCTCTGTTTTATACGGTGGTCAGCCGGTGGTGTTGTGGTCTGATTGCGTGAAGTGCCGCAACAGCGCCCGATATTCTTTGTGACATGTCACAGCCATCTAATAGAACCGCGCTAATTGCTGCGGCAAACTCCCGGCTGGCAATCGAAACCAAATAATTCACGGTCTCGCCATTCACCCTGGCCCGCCGTTCTGCTGGGAGTGCCGCTTTAAGTACCGGTGATAATTCCAAGACCTTGCGCATTGATGCTTTTGAATCCCCGCGCAGCCAACGGAATAACTGCTGCCGGTTGTTGTTAATAGACTTCCAATCAGCGCCGCCCTGCCCGTTTTCAATGGGAGTGAGACGAACTGAACCGGTGTTGATATTGAGCACGAAAAACATTCTGCTGATCTCGATAGCTACATGCTCCTGCCCCCGCTCTGCCGCCCACGCCTGAACTTCGGCTTTAAGGGCTTTGATTTCTTGTTCCACGTTGCGTCTCCTGTCGCAGGAAATTGATTATTGATAATCAGATTTGTGAGTGGGATTTGGTTAGGCTGCACTTCGATACATAGCGGGGTCATATTTCAATTCGCCATGAGTCATGCGTTCAATCTTCATTGCCTGTTTCTCAGGGATAATTGCCCCCCAACGACAAACCGCTGGGTGCTTTATGCCTAAGGCCGTGGCGGTATTCACTACCCACCAAAAAACTTGACGACATCTTTCTTGTTCATAGGAACTCCTTGTTTAACTCAGGATGAAAGGTAACAAAAGGTACATAACAATGCAAACACTTTTCACCTCGCTATGGCGTAACATTGGTTACATGAAAAATGAAATGAATGACCGCATCCGTCTTCGCAGACTGCAGCTAGATCTCACGCAAGTCCAGTTAGCCAAAGCTATTGGGGTGAGCCGTGTATCAGTGACAAAATGGGAGTCAGGAATCACTAAACCAGATGGGGAGAATCTTCACCGGCTGGCGCAAATACTTTCATGCACGCCAGAGTGGTTACTCTATGGTACCGGAGATTTACGTCAGGTTGACGATACAAAGATTAAGCCCCTCGTCGCTGCACCTAATGCCATACCTGTTATCTCATCCGTTCAAGCCGGTGCCTGGACAGAAACCTACTCCGCCGCCCGTATTTCTGATGTTCTTAGATGGTGTAACACCACAGTGAAGGTTTCTGAAAACGCATTTGGTCTGGATGTTCGGGGTGAGTCAATGACCAACCCCAACGGTTCTCCCTCTATCCCCGAGGGGTCTACCGTTATCGTGGAACCTAATTATGGTTCTATTGATGATTTGTACGGTACGGCCAAGGCGGATGTACGGTACAGCAGGAGCGGTGTTATCGGTGATGGGTTCCTGTGCGGGGTTTTCCTGTTCTGTTGCAACGATTGGCGGTTTTGTTTCAGTTTCTGGCTCAGAATTGGCAACCAGTGCCAGTTTTGTTTCACTGTTTGCCGCCGGTTGGGGTTCACCACCGACCAGACCATCAATAGAGAACTTACCGTCACCCAAATTTTTAACCGCAGGCTGCGGCCCTTTGGCGGCGATACATTGTGCGATAAATTCTTTTCTGGCGGCGGCATTGGTCAGGAAGATAGGTTTCTTTTTACCCACGCGAATGATCTCAAAGATGGTTTCACGCGGAATAGACAACGCATCACTACGAACGCGTAATCTGCTGTACCGTACATCCGCCCCCATCGAAATCAACGGCAATTGTCGTATTCTCGGTCGCGTTGTTCAGGTCACCCAAGACCTGTAATCAATAGCCCATCCCCCTGATGGGCTTTTTTACGCCCCTAAATGTAACTATTGGAACATTTCTTTATTGACACAAAAGGTAACTATAGGTACATTCCTCTCATCAACACGGCACAGCAGCCGATGCGAACAGGCAGGACGCCCACGAAGTAGCTGCCGGTGGCATACGAAACACCGGATGATTCGCAAGTTTAGGTTTAGTACGTTCTGGCAGCTGGGAAGACAGCACCGAATTACAGACGTAAAAAAACCCACCGAAGTGGGCTTCTTTACCCCGGATCACCGACCAAAGTTAACCGGGAATTGCTAACGGGGACCAACCCGTTAACAGAGGCAAGACCAACGGCTTACGCCATCGACCTTAAAATTAGTATATCAGGAGTTGCTATGACAGCACTACAGATAACCACCACGCTCTATATCCATGTTAACCCGCATTCAGCATTGAAAGATAATCGCTTTATCGTATGTACCAGTGACATGTCACAGTCCGCGCCAGCCTATGCGTTACTCGAAACCCGCGAAATCACGTTGGCGTTCGACGAACCCGATCCATTTGAAATCATCGGTAAGCAGGTTGATTCACTACGCGCTCAGAAAGAACGTGTCGCGGCGGAATCATATCGGCATCAGTTGCTAATTGATGATCAGATTCAGGCGTTGCTCTGCATCGAGCACACCACGCCAGCAAACGTCTCTGACGATAGCGACATTCCTTTTTAATTAGCCCTACATCAAAGACCAAGATCCGTTTAAAAATCAACGAGGCAAGACCAACATGACTGTATTTATTTGCTTATTCGAGCCGAAAAAAGCGGCTGTCAAAAATGGGGCCATCCCATTGGTTATAGCGCTGGAGGCCATCAATAAGAAAATGGCATCCGCACTGGCCATCGCTAAATTGTGGGAAGCCTACCCCGCTGCTGGCGATAACTTTGCTGATCCGAAAATCTGTGAGGATACCGTCGGGCAACCGCGCCCCGTGGTTGGTGAGTTCGACGAACAGTTCGCCCAGGAGAATACTTTTGATGGCAAAGCATGGACGCCAAATACCGCGGCATCTGCAGAAGATGAGGACGATAACGACGGCGACGAACAAGGTGATGATTCTGGTTTAGTGAACTACGCCAAACTGGGCATCGATGTCAAAGTTGGCAAAATCCTAATGTATGACTTACGTGACATCGATACGCACGAACTATCACTGGTATATGACCTGGTTAACGACGATGAGGGTGATGCCGGGCTACGTTCCATTATAACCGCGTTAGCAGGCATACCGGCTATAGGGGCAATGTATCAAGAGTCAGTCAAAGAGCTGATCGACGCTATCAATGTGAAATTCCCGAAAACACCTCAATTCCCAGAAGTTCGAAAATTCGCTCAAAAATGGGTTGATGAACCCAATAAGCGGGACGAGTTAACCGGGACGAAAAAAGTCACCCGCATAGATACACCAGCCCCTGATGCGCCAATTAAACGCAGCTTTGAACACACATACAAAACGCTTGATCTTGAAGTTGCCCTCGCCTTGGTACCGGCTGATTTTAACTGCTGGGAAATCCACTCAGCAGAAATGAAGCAAGCAAAAGAGTTGATGGACAGTAATGATGATGCCTGGCGCAAATGGTCAACCGAATTACGCGTTCGTAGTGATGCGTTGTCTATTCCGCGTGAAACCATCTTTGAGATCATTCGCGTGGGTAAAAAGAAACCTATCTTCCTGACCAATGCCGCCGCCAGAAAAGAATTTATCGCACAATGTATCGCCGCCAAAGGGCCGCAGCCTGCGGTTAAAAATTTGGGTGACGGTAAGTTCTCTATTGATGGTCTGGTCGGTGGTGAACCCCAACCGGCGGCAAACAGTGAAACAAAACTGGCACTGGTTGCCAATTCTGAGCCAGAAACTGAAACAAAACCGCCAATCGTTGCAACAGAACAGGAAAACCCCGCACAGGAACCCATCACCGATAACACCGCTCAACAGGCTAAAGAAGCCTTGGATCAGTTGGGTTATGGCGTTTATGCCTCAGTTGATGAGCAGCCGGCAGAGGTTATTGATACGGCGCAACCAAGCACGGTTGCTAGCGTAGAAGTTACTGTTGATGAGTTCCAACACCGTGCCGGGTTGATTGAGCAAGAGATTGCGCAGAAGTCCCCTCAGGAACAAGAAAACCTGCATATCTGGAAATCGGTACAACGCACCGACCCACGCTTTACCAAACCTGTAGAGGGTGCGGGATATGTCGCTACCAGCATTAACGCTGAATATATGTTTATGCGGGCCACGGAAGTATTCGGCCCTATTGGTGAGGGTTGGGGCTATACCATTCTTGAAGAAAAGATGCTGGCAGGCGCGCCAATGTCCGAGGCTATTTACGACGATAACAAGAAATACATTGGCAACCGGCTTATTCGTGATGCCGATGGCACATTGATATGCGAACAGAATCACTCAATCAAAATTCAATTCTGGTATTCAATTGAGGGTGATGTGCGTGGCGAGATCGAAAGCTACGGAGCCACCCCTTACATGTATAAAACCAATAAAGGGATTAAGGCTGATAACGAGGTAATCAAAAAAAGCCTTACGGACGCCATTAAGAAAGCACTATCTATGCTGGGCTTTAGCGCTGACGTATGGCTCGGCATGCACGATAACCCCGAATATATGGCAGAAAATAACATTGAATTTGCTATCAAAAATGCCAGTGAGAAAGCCGGTGACTCAGTACGTCTGCGCAAAGAGCTGGATGATAAATTAACCAAAGTCGGCAATACCATCTCGAATGCCGTCACCACCAATGAAGTGAATAAGATATATAGCACCATTACGCGAGAAATCGACGTACACCGCAAAGATGCCGACGCCAAAGCTGACAAAGAATACGCCAACTACCTCAAAAGCCGCCTGCTTGCATTACATCGCTTAACCGAACAACGGGTTGCCGAACTTAACGCACAGGAGCAAACAGCATGAGCAATACAGCCATCGCATTAGCCGCAGACCTTTTCAAACTGCAACAATTGGTTGAGTCCTCAGATGAACTCACGCCAGAAATGATCGCCGATACGCTGGAGGGTTTAGAGGGTGCCTTGGGGGATAAGCTGGATGCAACCTATGTTTTTGTCCGCAACCTTGAGGGCCAGGCTAAGACCTGTGATGAGGAAGCTAAACGCCTGGCTGAGCGGAAAAGGTCATTCGAGAATCGGGCCAAATCGATCAAACAGTACGTCCTTAACTGCTTATTGGCCGCAGATAAGAACACACTTAAAACGCCGTATAACACATTCACCGCACGCAAAGGTGTGGCCAGTGTGGTGATCGACAATGAGGACTTATTGCCCAGTGAATTGGTGACAGTGCAAACCATCGTAGCGCCGGATAAAAAAGCCATCAAAGAGGCCATAGAAAATGGTGTTGATGTTAAAGGTGCGCATATCGAGATAGGTAGCCGTAGCCTGCAGGTTCGCTAATTTCATCCCGCCCCAAACCAACGGGGCATTACTGAGGCAACACCCATGCTAAAGCGTACTCACAAACGCGGTGAAAAGTCCTATATCACGCTCCCCGATGGACGAACGGGAACTATCCACACTGATCGCCGTTGTGATGTTCACTACGATTTTCCGGTAGATGTGCGAATTAGCAGCACTCCACCGCAGAAAGCACCCGAAAAATTGATTTTGCATAATCAGAAATAATCAACCTGCCCCGCTAGCATGGTGGTAATCCAACACCAGGGAAACCACCATGCAGCCATGGCAACCGGGCAAGCGCCTATTAACCGACTTCGATATTAAGATCGGCAAGTTATCAGCCAGCGTACGGAAACAACAACTCACCGACCACGATATACAGCGGGCCTGTTCTGCGACCGACAGAGCAATAACCCAAATGATACAGGGGCAAGACCATGAAAAACGACCACGACATAATCACCAAAGAGGAGATGATTGAGTTGACCGGTCATCACTACAAAACCAAACAATGTGACTCTTTACGCCGCTCGGGGATCTTTTTTATCCGACGCCCAGACGGACACCCGAAAACCACTTGGGGCCATTTTTTGAATCCAGTCAGTTTGCGCGGTAAGCCGCTAGAGCCAGAAAAAGAAGAACCCAATTTCGAGGCCATGAACAGTGGCCGGTAAACGCAAGAACGCCGCAGACACGGCATTACCACCTCGGGTGTATCGTGGAAAATCGAAATATGAATTCCACCCCGCCCGCGGTGGCTCAATATCGCTATGCCCATTGGATGCACCTATTTCTCAAGTATGGTCATGCTATAGAAAAAATAAATAATGAGCCATTAGAAAAAGCCAACTTGAATAAACTCATTGAACAGTTTTTCCGCTCTGTTGATTTTAATGAGTTAGCTGTTGAGACGCAGAAAGACTACCGCAAATATTCACTTAGAGTATTACCAGTTTTCGGGAAAATGGAACCAGACAACATAAAACCTGAACATATCAGGAAATATATGGATAGACGCGGGATCGCCAGTCGAACACAGGCAAACCGAGAGAAAACTTTCTTATCGCGGGTTTATCTTTCTGCTGTACCGTACATCCGCCTTGGCCGTACAGCAGGAAATCAAAATTCAATTCGGGAAATGTTTTTGCAGCCAATAATTTTGCGTTGCGCTGCTGTACGGCCAAGGCGGATGTACGGTACAGCAGATAACCGAAATCATGTTAGGAAATGA